GCGCCTGACCGAATATACACCTCGGCTTAGCACGCGAATTGGATCGCGCACCGCCCGGTAACGTCCGGCCACTTTCACCACGCCGCACTGGCAAAACCTAACGTCAGTGATGTCATTAACTACCTCAACCTTGGTGTCCATGCCTGCTCGCTCGAAGAACCTAAAATCCAATTTGCCCATATCCTTTGCGGACAGGGCCACAACTGAATCATCGCCATCCAACAACACTTCAGCATCAATGCCATCGAGAAAGGCATGAAGTATCATGAAGTTGACGAGGGAATCCCCGAGCGACGTATTATACTCGCCTGACATCTTCCTCCCTTCGCAAGTATATACGGTGCCGTATTTTGAACGGCATCTATTTGATAATTGGACACGTAGGAGCCTCGCTAAATCTGGATCACGGCAGAGCGCATTATAAACGGCATGCTCTGCACGTAGCCAGGGGGTGGTCATATGCGCGTCGAACTTTGAATGGTCAATATTCAGCCACACTGTGTCCACCCACCGATCCATACGGCCCAGCCTCTCCCCCCGCTCAAAGGTGTTGAGTCCTTTGGCGAAGATGGGTTCCTGAATGAGGCGGAACACGCATTTCTCAACTGGCATCAAGAATCTAGCGATCGAAGCGGTATATCGTGGATTGCGGAATTGTATAGCTCGAGGGGCCTTCTCACCGATCTTTTCGAGCGGCCACTTCTCAAACTTCACGAACATCGCTACCCGGTTATCCTTAGGTTGCAATGGTAAACGCGTTAGGCTCTCAAACGCGTTACCATACCGCCTCTTCAGCCGACTTTCCTTGTGGGCTAAGACCTTCTCAGGACTCCAAGGGTCGACCTGCCCAAGATAATGCGACAGCTCAAGATCGGGATGGGCCCAGAGGAGCTCCAAACCCCGTTTGACAACTGCCGGCTCAGGTTCTTGAACGTCGATAATGTGACGACTTACTAGGGCTGCACGCTCATTTAGAGAACAGCCCTCATAAGCGACCTGAACTTCGAAGTCTTTCACAGGTGGTGATGGTAGCACCTGATAGACTCTCTTACGGTGTACACATGCCCTATCAGTCTCCCGCTTAATAGCCGTACCTGCCCCGGGATCACGCCCTACCAAGGCTGACAGCTCGAGACAGGCTGCGGGTTCTCTGACAGGGCACCCCTATGCTTTTGGCACCTCGAGGTAAATACCTTTCCGGGCGATGCCACGTCGCCCCAGGAAGCCTTTCGCCGCCCGGGTGGCCTTGGTCATACGACCATGTTGGGCCGCGCCCTTCAGGTACTGGCGACCATACTCCTCCTGATAGGAGGGCACCATCGCCGCCTCAACAGCCGGGCCGACCAGATTGAATCGGTCAACTTCCGGCCATTTATCATATGGCCTGGTGTTATCAAGCCATTTGTACGCTTGTTGCACTAAGGTTGCCCTCAGCGCTGGCGTACGCTGCTGCGCATAGGAATACCGCTGCAAGCGTGCAACAAGGTCATCAAATGCTGTGATGCCTTCGCGCATTTGTGCGCGTTCATTGTAGCCT